TCACTGGCACTTTGCGAGGGACACCTAGGGCCTCGTAGCCTTCTGCAGTCATGAGCCAGTCTTTGCCGCCCTCGGTGATCAGGGTGCGCTTGGATAAGCCGTCGATCACTTTTTGGCGAGCACCGCCCTTGATGTTCTCTGGAAACCAGATGATCTTGCCCTCTGTGTGCTGATGGGCGTGAGTCAGGATGGCGCGCTGGGAAGGGGTGAGTTGAATGGTCATGGTGATCTCCTGATTAAGGTTGGGCGTGATTGGTTTTTGGTTTGACGCTGGCGGACTTGCGACCAGCTTCGTAGGCAGCTTCGAGCGCCGCCTTGATGCCCCAGACGCTCACGTCGTGAAAGTCGAGCCGGTCGCTGTGCTGGGTCTCCAGGGTCTCGATGAAAAGGTGTTGCTTGGCGATCTGGTCGAGCAGCTGTTCGAGCTTCTTGTCTGCCTTCACTTGGTCACCTCCACTTGATGGATCTGGCGGGCGCGATCAAAGCCGACCCAGTCGCCTTTGAGATCCAAGCCTCTTGAGGCCATTTCCTCCCGGGCCAGTTGGTTGAGGTCCAACTCTCCGCGTGCCGCGGCAGCGAGGACTTTGTTCAGCGCGATCTGGATGAAGCCCAGCTCGTCGACGGTGAATTCGGTGCTTCGATAGGTCATTGGCAATTCCCTTGGTTTGTTGATGGTGTTCGTATGAACGCTCTGTTTCCCGAGGAAGCCAAGCGGAATCTCCGAAGCAGTTGCTTCTTTCTTGAATCAGTTCGAAGGCCGCTGCAGATGCCCCTAAGCGCACCCACTCCCTGCCGATATCCGGGATGCGCCGCGGTGGTAACGATGCCCGGGTTCTGCGAGGCTCACAGGCCATTGATTCATCGCGATTACGGGCGTGCGCGGCGTGGGTTCGATGCGGAGGCGGGCTTCTACCAGTCCAAGCCGTGGCGCTCGGTGAGGGCCCTGTTCTTGCGCGGGCACCCGCTGTGCTGCGCCTGTGGTTCCAAAGGTTTGCTGGTGGCGGCCCGTGTCGTGGACCACGTGCGGCCGATCAAGGACGGCGGCGCGCGGTTTGATGTGAGCAACCTGCAGTCGCTGTGCGTGTCTTGTCACAACCGCAAGACCGCCCGCGAGTCAGCAGGGCGGTCAGTAGCCCCCCAGGGGGGGTGAATCTCTAGGGATGGCGAGCCACGATGCGTGCGCCTGCCCAAATTTTTGTGCGTGCAAATTGAACTAGGGGGGGCTCCCCCTGGATGGGATACCTATGGCCGGTCGTAAACCGCTGCCTACCAAAGTCAAGCAAATCAAGGGGACGCTGCAGCGATGCCGGACAAACCTGCGCGAACCCAAGCCAGAGGGGGACTTGGTCGAGCCGCCGGACTACATGCCCGAGGGGGCAAAAGCTGCCTGGAGATACGCGTTGGATTGCGCTCCACCCAATCTTCTCAAGAAGCTCGATATGTCGGTGCTGGAGATCTGGGCCTGCGCAGCTGACCTGTACCGAAAGGCCCAGGCTGGAATCGCTAAGACGGGCCTGCTCGTGAAGGCCCCCAACACTGGCGTGCCGATGCAGTCGCCGTATCTGGCCATCGCCAACAAGCAGGCGCAGATCATGACGAAGGCTGCAACCGAGATGGGCTTTACCCCTGCGTCTCGCTCCCGGGTGTCACTGCCCATGGAGACAGCCGACGATGCCTTTGATCCCTGGGCGGACATTGCAGGCTGATGGTCGCAAAAAACTATGCCGCGGACGCCAAACGCTACGCCGAGCAGGTGGTGGCTGGTGAAATCCTGAGCTGCCGCTGGGTGCAGTTGGCATGCCAGAGGCAGCTCAACGATTTAGCCCGTTTCAAGGGCAAAGGCAGTCCGTACCGCTTTAACCCAAAGCTGGTGGACCGCGATGGGCGCAGCTTCTACCCAGCCGATAACCTCTGTGCCTTCATTGAGCGGCTGCCGCACGTGAAGGGGCCTCTGGCTGGCGAGTCGATCACTTTGGAGCCGTGGCAGATATTCATTCTGTCGACGGTTTTCGGCTGGGTGAAGAGCGACGGCAAGCGGCGATATCGGCGCTCGTACATCGAGGTGCCGCGCGGCAACGCCAAATCAACGCTGTCCTCGGCCGTGGCGCTGTACATGCTGGCTGCCGACGGCGAGGGAGGTGCCGAGGTGTACTCCTTGGCTACGACCCGAGATCAGGCGCGCATCGTCTTCGGTGACGCCCAGACGATGGCTAGGCGCAGCGCCGGATTTCGAAGCCGCTTCGCCGTGAACGTGGGAGCGCACAACATGCATGTGTTGGCGTCGGGTTCAAAGTTTGAAGCCTTGTCGGCTGAAGGCTCGACGCTGGATGGCCTGAACATCCACTTTGGTTGTGTCGATGAACTCCACGCGCACAAAACGCGCACCGTCTACGACGTGGTCGAGACCGGAACCGGCAAGCGGGACAACTCGTTGCTGTGGGTGATCACTACAGCCGGAAGTAACCGGGCTGGCATTTGTTATGAGGCTCGAACCTTCGTGACGAAGCTGCTCAACGGTGTGATTGAAGACGATACCCAGTTCGGGATCGTGTACGGGCTTGATGACGGGGACGACTGGACCACGGAGAATGCCCTGGTCAAAGCCAACCCCAACTGGGGCATATCGGTCCGGCCCGAGATCTTGGGACCTTTGCAGGCCAAGGCTATGCAACTGCCCAGTGCGGTCAATAACTTCAAAACGAAGCACCTCAACGAATGGGTCAACGCTGATACGGCCTGGATGGACATGCGGGCCTGGGATGCCTGCGGGGACTCGTCCCTGGATATCGAGGCTTTTACGGGGCAGCCGTGTTGGGTGGGCCTGGACCTGGCCAGCAAGACCGACATCGCGGCGCTGATGCTGATGTTTCAGCACCCCGAGATCTCAGACGCCTACGTGGTGTTTGGAAAGTATTACCTGCCCGAGGACACGGTCCAGGCAGCGGGCAATAGCCAGTACCCCGGTTGGATGCGGACGGGGCGCCTGACCGTGACGCCGGGCAACGTGATCGATTTTGGCTGGATCGAGGCCGACCTGCTGGACCTGGTCTTGCGCTTTGCCGTCCAGGCAGTGGCCTTCGATCCCTTTCAGGCCACCCAGTTGTCGACACGCATGCTGGCCGAGGGGCTACCCATGATCGAAGTGCGGCCCACGGTACTGAATTTCAGCGAACCTATGAAAACGCTCGAAGCCCTGGTGCTGCAAAGAAAGCTGGTCCACGACGGCGACCCTGTGCTCACGTGGATGGCCAGCAACGTGGTCGCCCACCTGGACGCCAAAGACAACATCTATCCGCGCAAGGAGCGAGCAGAAAACAAGATCGACGGCATCGTGGCACTGATCATGGCCCTTTCACGGGCGATCAAACCGGGAGACTCGGTGGTGCTGGGATCCGATTACGAGCTGATGCTGCTTTGATGGCCAAGACTGGTTATGGGAATCCTCAGCTTCTTTGACCGATTTAAAGCCTCCAGCAGCGACCGGTCCGCGTGGGGAGACTTTTTCTTCGAGCCGGTGTCTGTGCGCAGTGTCTCGGGCATGCGCGTATCGCCTGACTCGGCCATGCGCCTGGCAGCGGTCTATGCCTGCGTTCGGATCCTGTCGGAGACCATGGCGTCGCTGCCATTGGTGTTGTACCGGGCAAGAGCTGACGGTGGGAAGGACCGGGTCACCGATCATTGGCTCTACCGGGTACTGGGCAAGAAGCCCAACCGGTATCAAAACCCTTTTGAGTGGCGCGAGATGCTGCAGGGCCACTTGGCCCTCAGGGGCAATGCCTTTTGCCAGATCCTGACCAACGGCCGGGGCGAAGTCACAGAGCTGATCCCTATCCACCCCGATCGAGTGCGCTTGGAGCTACTTGCGCAAGGGGACTATCGCTACCGGATCCAAAACGCGGCAGGCCAGGAGATGGTTCTGCGCCGGGGCGAGGTCTGGCACCTGCGCGGCTTGTCTTCGGACGGGCTGTTGGGCCTGAGCCCGATCGAGTTGTCCCGCGAAAGCCTGGGCATGGCCTTGGCCGCACAGGACTATGGCGCTCGGTTCTTTTCCAACGACGCCAAGCCCACGGGTGGCTGGATCGAGTTTCCGGGCAATTTCAAGGACTCCGAGGCCAAGCGGGTGTTCCGAGAGTCCTACCAGGCGGCCCAGTCCGGTGCCAACCGGGGTAAGGTGCTGGTGCTCGAGAACGGGATGAAGTTCCACGAGGTGGGTGTCACGAACAAGGACGCTCAGTTCCTGGAACTGCGCAAGTTCCAGATCACGGACATTGCCCGCCTGTTTCGGGTGCCGCCACACATGATCGCTGACCTGGACCGCGCTACCTTTTCAAATATCGAGCAGCAGAGTCTGGAGTTCGTCATGCACACCATGACGCCTTGGGCCGAGCGGTGGGAGGCATCCATCGAGGCCGACCTGATGCTCGACGGTGATCAGCTGGAAGTCGAGTTCGACTTCGCCAACTTGATGCGGGGCGATGCAGCCAGCCGCTCGGCGTATTACCAAAGCGGAATCCAAAACGGCTGGCTCACCCGAAACGAGGCGCGCGTCGCCGAGAACCTCAATCCGATCAAAGGCTTGGACCAGCCTCTTCGACCCTTGAATATGGTCGAAGAGGCAGCCGCTGAGGAGCAAGAGATCTACAACCAGGAGCCTGAATCGGCTGACACCGATGGCACTGCCACGCCCGATGAGGGATTGAGCCTGAGGCTGCGCAGCCTGGTCCAGTCCAATGCGCAGCGGCTGGCCCGACGCATCGGCAGGAAAGGGGCTCTTGGCCCCAACGAGATCGATCTCATCGCCCAGAGCTTCGGATTGACACCGTCAGTCGTCGCCGTCTGGGCCGCCAATTTTGAAACACCATCCGATGAGCAGGCGCTGGCGCGTGCGCTCGTCCAACTTGGGATGCACGAATGAACAAGCAACTGCTGATTTCTGAATTTCTGACCACGCCTTGGGCCTTGATGCCGGAACGGCTTCAAGCCATGACGGCCGTCCTCACCCGCTGGTCCTCAGACGAACCGCCAAAGGAAGAGACGCTGTTCCAGGTCAACACAGACCGGGTAATGCGCGACACGCGCAAGCAGTTTGCGGCCTCCAGTGCCGGTGCCGGTATCGCGGTGCTCCCCCTGTATGGGGTGATTACGCAGCGAGGCAATATGGTCGAAGACATTTCGGGGCCCGGAAGCACCAGCACCCAGAAATTCACGTCGGCCTTGCGCCAAGTGCTGGCCGATGACACCGTGGCCCAGATCCTGATCGACATCGACAGCCCGGGCGGCAGCGTCTACGGCGTCAGCGAGCTGGCTGCCGAGATCATGAAAGCCCGAACTCAAAAGCCGGTTGTTGCAGTAGCCAACAGCCTGGCAGCGTCAGCCGCCTATTGGATCGGTTGCGCGGCCGGAGAGTTTTACGTGACCCCGGGCGGCGAGGTCGGCTCCATTGGCGTGTGGCAAGCGCACTTTGACTATTCTAAGGCCCTCGAGGGCGATGGGGTCAAGCCGACCCTGATCTCGGCTGGCAAGTTCAAGGTTGAAGGCAACCCCTACGTACCACTGGATCTTGAAGCGCTGTCGTTCATGCAGTCGCGCGTTGACGACTACTACAACGCCTTTGCTAAGGCAGTGGCCAAGGGCCGAGGCTTGACGGTCAATGACGTACGCGAGGGCATGGGGGAGGGCAGGGTGCTGGGAGCGGATGCCGCATTGGCCGCCAAGATGGTCGATGGCGTTGCCACATTCGACGAGGTGCTGGCCAAGATCCAAAAGACGGCTCGCTCCGCCCAGCCCGTGGGCGCCTCCCGGCTCAAGCAGGCCCGTGCAGCCCTCGCGCTGATCTGACGCTTTCGACCGAGATTTCCACTTGAATTTCTGCAGTTCTCCGTCGAGGGCTGCTGATCCATTGCGACCCGTTGGTCGCGCCTCAATCGCCGCTCTGCGCTTTTTGCCTGAGCGGCATTCTTATTTATGGAGCAACACCAATGAGCAAACAACTGCGCGAGCTGCAAGCTCGCAAAGCCGCCCTGGTCAAGGACGCCCGCACCTTGACCGATATCGCCGCAGCCGAGGCGCGTGACATGACCGAGGAGGAACTGACCGCCTTTGACGCACTCAAGGCCAGGATCGAAGCCGCTTCGGCAGGCATTGACCGCGAGGCTTCCCTGGTCGCTGAAGAGGCCCACATGGCCAGAGTGGCCCA